GAAGTTTCCTTTAGCTGCTCGTACTTGTAGAATGTAGGCGTTCCTGTGATTGATGTAACAATTCCAGCAGGAGCGACAGGGTTTAGTGCAAGATAGTCAGCAAGGTTCGCAAATCTAACACTCTTCACCCCTCCAACAGCATCGCGGCAATCGAGGTCATATGAGTAGCTGAGTGCACATGAAGTATATGCCATGTTTTTAGTTTTTAGAGTGAAGGGGCGACTCGAAAGCCGCCCCGATTAGATTAAAGAGATATTACAGAGATTTGGTCAGGGAACGCAACCTGCGCGCCAACTGTTAATTCAACCGCAATTTTGAATTTTCGGTCGTCTTGCGAGTACCATGACTCGATGCGTGAAGCATCCTCTTCCAAGTCCATGCCAACGTACATATTGCTGGTACGTGCAAGGTAAACATCGTTAACCGCGCTCAATCCGCTTGTAGCTTGAATCTTCAAGTTAGTGCCCGGCATAACCATTGACAAAGAGCCCATGTCAGTTTGGTAACCTTGAAGCTGACCTCCAGCAGTTACGTAAGAAGCACCAAGACCGTTCTGAATAGCAATCGCCAAGGATCTGAAGGAATCAGCACCAACGAATACAACAGCGTCATCGTTTTCGATAACAGCATCAGCAGCCGCTTCGTAAACTCGCTGAACCGCTTCAATCATGTTGTTTGCAGTCAATGCTGTAGTAAGAACAGAACCCGAACCGAATGCAGTTGTATTTGCATCAATGTAAGAACCTCCAAGAATAGCATCACGGAATCCGTTGAAGAATTGGTAGTTACCTGACCCAGTTGGAAGACCTGAAGTTGGTGAAGAACCAACTGACCTCCAAATCATCTTCTCCAACTCAGCAGCAATCTTCTCCACAAGGTAGTTAGCGAAGAACTCCTCGAAAGGAATTGTCTCGTAATGCGCTCCGCTTGGAAGTTGAGTTCTAAGGTAAACTGCTTCAAGTTCCTTTGGACAGAACTCCATGTTTAACTTAAGTTTAGCCGGGTCGATGAATCTCTGCGTTAGAGTGATATCTCCATCTTCGTTCCAAGCGCATCCGCTTCCGTCTTGGAAGTTAATATCAATATCGGCTAAGTTGATAGCACTTTTGCCCTTGACTCCTACTTGCTTTTCAACAAGTGACATTGTTGGCGAAGAAGTCAAAGCCTTCGCGATTAGCGGAAAATTCTGCTCTTCAATGTAAGCTTGAAGTCCGCTTGTTAGTGGTGATGGTGAAAATCCCATTTTAGTATAATGTTTTTTGGTTTATTTCTTTGTTATTGCTCGCAATTTCTCAGCCATATCCGTGTAGTCGATGCCTTTGTTAAATGGGTTGGCTACCTTCTTTGAAGGCTCTTCCTTTGGAGTAGCTGCCATCTTCTCAACGATGTCGGTAATTAGTCCAACAGCTTTCTCGATGTCGCTTACTTTTTCAGTCTTTGCGAACTTGGCAACCTCTGACTGAATTAGAGTAGCTACAGAATCCATGATGTCCAACTTGAACGCCTCTGGGTCAAATGCAGCAACTTCCTCAGCAGCCATTTCTTCCTCTTTCTCCTCGCCAGCTTCCTCTTCTACTTCAGGCTCAAGGATTTCAACGATAACACCGCCTTCAGTTCTTACGATTTCACCGCTTTCAAGTTCGTGTTCTCCATCAGGAGCTGGTACTACTTCGGCATCCTCACCGACAACGGCAACAGATGCACCGATTTCCAAAGCTGGTTCAACTCGGACGATAGTACCATCAACAAGTTTAGCATCAACGAAAGCCTCTTCGGTTGTCTCGCTGAAAAGTAGTTTCTTGATTTCGGGCAATTTAGACCCTACAAGTTCTGAAATGTTCATGCGTGTTTTTTTAGTAAATAGCAATTCTTGGAAGGTGTGCCACTTGGCTATGCTCTGAGTGCTTTCTCCACCTCTTCGATAATCATTTTGTCCACATCCATTTGGCGAGATTCTGAGAATACTCCCTCGACTGAGAAGCCTTTGAAAGTGCCTTCCTTTACTTGCGCCCAAACCTCATCGTTGTCGACTTTGTAGCTAACGAACCATGACCCGTTTGGCAGTTTGTCGAATCCTTTTGGCGTTGGCTTCATTTCGTCAATCAGGAATGACTCAAACATGAACACCCCCTCTACATCTGTTGAGTGGTCTAAATTGGTCGCGTTGGTCTTGCCTTCCTTCATGAACTTGTAGGCTATCTTACGTATGGCATCTGAGTCAAAAACTACGTAGTACTCGCGCCCGTCCTCGTCTCTGCGATAGATAGGGTAATCGGCAACCATAGCCGCTCCGCTTACGATTCGTTTTTCTTCGTTCAATGCGAACTTCTGCTTCTTGTTAAACGCCATCCAATTACGCTCAATGGCTGGATGGTCAACTAAAGAGATAGCGTCAAGACCCGTTTCGTGGTCTTCGTCAATTGTCAGGTAAATTACTGGTAGCTTGTTCATCCTCCGAATGTTGCTTGTGATTCAATTTGGTTTACGTTATTCTGGTTGCCCGTTACTTCTGTTTCTACGACATAGGCTTGAATAGGTGCAAGTTGTGCTTGTTCCGCTCCTCCGAGTTCGGTTGTGTTTGTGGTTACTGGTTGAATAGCTGGAGCTGATGTTATTTGTGGAGGTGTAGGTGCAGACGCAGAACCGCCCGGTACGTTAGCCGTATTGAGTGTAGCAACTGCAGAAGATATACCAGCTATGACCGCAGCCACACCCGTAGCAATAGCCGCTATGTTCGCTGGAAAAGGTCCGGTCTTTTGCGCTTGTGCAATTGCGCCTGTGATAGCTGTAGCTGTGTCGATAGCTATTTGAGCAATGGCTAAAGTCTTTTGTATTGCTACCGCCTGTTTTGAGTTGTCTCCGCTCGCCTCAATTAAACCTCCCAAAGCACCAAGAACATCGCTCGTTCCCCTCAACCCAGCTTCTCGTGCTTTCTGTTTTTCTTCCTCTGCTTTTATAGTTTCCGCAACGTCCTCATCTCTGAATTTCTTACGGAGTTTCGCAAGTGCTTCTTGCCTTGCGCCTTCTATGTCTGTCTCTGTGTCCCCAGCTAAACGCGCCTGTTCGGCAAGTGCTGCGTAATGTTGTTCAAGTTCAAGGATTTCGAGTTCTCGCCCTTCCTTCTCAACCTTCGCGAGTTCTTGTCGTGTATCAAACGCTTCCTTCTCTAAACCAGTTCTATTGGTCAACTGCTCGGAGCGTTGTGATTCTGTGCGCTCGTAGATGTCATCAAGTTCTGTTAAGGCTTGGATTAGTGCGACCGCTTGTTCAGATGAAAGACGGTTAGCCTCGACCTCCGCCATTATCTGCTCCTCGTTCAGCTCACTTGCGTTCTGCAAACCGCTAAACGCCTCTATTTGAGCGTCAACCAACTTGAGTCGGTCAGATGCCGATTGTGTTTCCAGTTCCGCTTGTTTGGTTAGTATGCGACCAAGTTCTTCGTTTGCCGCAACCCTTACCGCTATCGTATTTGTTACATCGTCCCTTATCTGTCTCTGCGCCTCAGCCTCCGTTTGAAAGGCAAGTTGCCTTCTTGCTCGAATAGCATCCGATACCTCTGCCTTCTTCTCAAGGTCTACAAGTTTGTCAGCTAATGAAGTTGCATTGTTGACCGTTTGAACAACTGTATCATAAGCCTCCTTGACCGTTTCAGTTATTGCCGTAACTACCTTGTCGGTCTTCTCTGCCGCATTAGCTTGCTCTTCGATTATCTCCGTTTGCCTCCTTGCATTGTCGGCTAACAACTCTGCCGCTTCTTCTGTATCTCCAGTTAGTAGGTTGTAGGCAACTCTCAGATTGTTAATTCCAATCATCAACTTGTCAACGGCTACGGCAACTTTACTTTGGAAGATGTCCGCTATGTCGTTGGCTATATCTCGGATGCCTTTTGTCGCATCCATGAAGTCTTGAAGTGCCTCTTGTGGTCGTGTGAATACATTTATTAACCATTCGCCAAGTGGGACGATTGCATCGTTGATAAGTTTGCTTGTAATCAACTCAATGGTAACGAGTGCCTTACCGAAGAAATCTGCCGCCTTTTGGTTCTTTCCAAGTGCATCCTTCAAATAATTCAACGCTCCGATTATCAGCGTGAAGATTGCTGCAGCTTTACCGACCGCCTTGATAGCCGTTCCAACTTTGTTGAACCCTCTTCTAACCAACCCAGCGCCCCTTTCAGAAGCCTTGAACCCAGCTTCTATTTTTCTGGTCATATCCTCTTGGGCGGCTTTGACCTTTTCGAGTTCTTGCCTTAACGCTATTATATCGTCATTGGCTTCGCCCGTTTTTACGTCTACCTCTATCGCTACTTTGGTCGCCATTAAGCTGGTATAAGTCTGTAGTTAACGAAAACGGTAATGTCTGAATCCCCAGCAGTTGGGTTTCCACTACCAACATTTACTAATAAATCAGCATTTTCAACAAACTGTATTGAACCAGTTGCACCAACCTCTGGTTCAAAT